TGTTTGTTGTCGGGCAACAAATAGTGAAATTTAGACAACAACTATGCAGAAAATACTATTTGGAAATGTGATGTGTACGTTAAGTAAATGAATGAAAGAGAAAACAACTTCACTTTCCGATACAAAATGTGAAATGTATTACGTATGCAATTGACATATAATATATTAGATTAATATTAATATTGTACGAGTAACAAACAGATAACATAAATGTCAATTTTCTGATCTTTAACGGTATTCCTATTCTCAAATATAACCATTTTTTTACATTACTTTCTAATTTGGAAAGTAGTGATATTTTTTCGCAGGAATAACATCTGCAGTTATTTCGCCTGTTATTTCTCTTTAATTGAATAAAAAGGTACAAAAAAGCCCGGAGCAAAAGCCCCGAGCCTCTCCACAGTAAAATGGAAACGTTATCGCAACAATAACGTGTACAAAACTAAACAAATCAACCTACCTATATACCATTAGTTTAGTCAAAAATCCATGTTAATTTTGGAAATATACCTACTTGCCTGTTAGTCCAATCATAACCTACACCCAAACTCACTATCTTATAAAACGTACCGCCAATTATTGTCGAAAAAGCCCCCTTGTCATAATCACATGTTGAAAGTGCACACATAAAATCTATGCTTGCCACATTAACACGAATTCCATTTTTGATAGCATAATATGAAAAGGAAAGCCCCGCTCCAGCACCAATGAATTGAGTAGATTTTAGATTTCCTCCTTCAAATGTTAATTTACTGGTTGTCACCGTTCCTGCAATTCTAGGAATCCAGTCCCCATTCTTCGTGTTAATTGTATCTCCCGATGTCTTATAAGAAGACTGTACATATTTTGGTACTGGGGAAAATATATTCCATTTACCAGGAAGTTGAGCGTTTGTTGACATACTTATTCCTGATAGAAAGACAGCAAATATAAGCATCTTGAACATCGGAACAAATCTTGCCTTCTGTGCCTTACTTAGTTTGTTTGTTTTTTCATTAAACCATGCAAATGCCAAATAAACAACATATAAGATTTTTTCAGCATAGGCAAAAATTGATGTCCATTTTTGAGGTATCGCAAAATGTCCGATTACAACGCTCAATACGGCAATTATTCCCCATGCCAGTCCTTTGTTTATTCCGGCATCAGAAAGAGCATTAACTAAAGTGCTATCTGCCGGCTGAATCGCAAATATGAATGTCGGAATCAGAAGCAGAAATGCAAAAAATAAAACGATCTTTTTTCTCATAATCAATTGTATTAGTTAGTAAAACATATTGTTATTCAACTGCATACAGTACCCAAATATCTGATGCGTATTTTCTGACAAAGTTCCATGGAAGCATGAAGTATCCGTTCTTTCCCCAACTACTACCCCAAGAATTGGCACACCAGAGACCATCTCGATCATACGCAATTCCCTTAACTGCGTGATAGCCATAAAGCTGTTCCCGACAACGATTAGGCATCGGGACAATGCCTGTTTTTGCAACCTCGTTCGATTCAAAAGATTCATAAACAGGTATTCCAAATCCTACAGGATTACCGTTTGAAATTGCATTTTTAATATAATTGACATTCCCATCTGGTATATTTTCATACCTGATTGTTTGATGGTCAAGACCTTCAACATAGCAGATATCTGGCGGTCTCTGTGCAAACTTGTCAATAACATACGGCCAGTCCTTTTCCGGGCATATACCATATCGATTCATTGCTTTAAAAGCATCTCTTATTGAGGTTCCGGTGTCCTCTGACTTATCTGTTCTTGAATTATAATACTGTGCAAGCCGGCTACCATCATAATCAGGTTGCCCTTTATGTTTCAAAACAGAACGATAAAGACCAAGCGACATGTTAGCTGTACAGCTTCCGAGACTGCCCTGATCATAAATCAAGGAACTATCTTTCAAAACATCAAGGTTCGCCGTTTCAGGTAGGATCCCTGTGATTTTGCATTTGTATTTTGAATCTCGCTTATCAGGCTTGTCCGGCTTAAGATTATACTTATGTCCGTTAACCGTAACAATCCGACGATGTGTGCGGAGTTTAATCCAATAGTCGATCAATTTAAGGACATCAATTTTAATAAGTATTTCGGGTATTTTCATTTTGCATTATTTTTTAAATAAATAAACCTTTTCATTTGTGTTCTCATCATATACATCAAGATGCACCCATGAGACACCATCTTCAAGCCTGATCGGGTAAGGCCAAAAAGGTTTCTTCTGAATGATCCATTGTCTTACTTCCTCTGCTAATAAACCTTGTACATCAAAATCAACAGCCCTGCCGAATAGATGAGCAGACATATATAGTGCTCCGTTTTTTGTTGCAGATTGGACTATTTCACAATTCGTACAGCGCAATCCTCTCTGACTATATTCCCCTCCCGAATCCCAATTATTAACAAAAACAGGCTTGCCTATTCGTTCCCTGATTGAATCAATTGTTACAAGCAACCGAGGATCAAGAAACATCCAAGCACGCTCGTTATATTTTCCAAAGACGTGCTGACAGACAAGTTCTTTTAGGCCAAAATATTCAGGTTTACATATCATCGTCATTTTCTTTGTTTGGGAACAAAAAATATTTCAGAATGCAGAATGCGACAACCAGCACATTAATTCCAGCCCAGACTATAAACACGATTTGAAAAGGTGTTATGTTTTTCATTTTGTTTTATGCATTTCGTCCAGCTTACCTTCAATAGATTTCAACCGGTCAAGGATCAAAGTCATCTCATCCTTGCTTACCTTTTCTTTTCGAAGCGTCTCAATATCCTGTTCTGCTCTTATTATTTTTGTGTCTGTAGCTCCTTTTGCTGATTGCGATACACCGTATGAAACAATTCCTGCAATGATGATAGGAGCGAAGACTGCAACTAACCATGTCGGGACATTGATTGTTTCTCTTTTATCGATTGTCATAATTAATTATGCTCAAAAATCTAATCAAATATAGATATAATGTGCTTATAATGTAAGCACATTAATTCATAATTTCAAATTATTATTTCAAATCATTAAGTTTGCGTAAAAACGGAACGAGATTGGTACTCAGATCATTTTTTTTATTATGTTCCTCAATAACATCTTGAATTATTAACAATTCGCTTTCGGAAAAGGAGAAACTTTGCGTTTTGTCAGAGGCATCTTTATTCCATTCAATGTACCCGTTCGGGTGAGTTACTATACCGTAGTACTTTTTCTCAGCTTCAGTCAATGCGAGCTTTTGTATCAAATCATATACAGTTATTATTGACAATTTGTTACCCCTAATTGGTAACAATTCAATAATTGACAGCCGATCTCTTACTGTCAAATTCATCTGAAACGTTTCCATCTTTTTTACTTTTTTAATTTTTAAGTATGATAATAAAGCTTACCGGTCGAAGGCTGAACCTTTACATACCCCCAGTCCCCGCTCTCATCAGAACCGCTTGGAATTCCTTTCAGTATTATCTGGGAGGATGTCATCTCTAAATATCTGCTCGAATTATACCCAATATGAGCCAGCGCATCGGTGATCCTCATATACGCATTCCCACTCGGGGCTGCGAGGTTGATATTCCCTTTCATTTGCAATAAGTAACTGCTATCTGTCGAGGATAAATAAAAATATTTCGAGCTTCCCCAATATGACGCCAAGCCATCCCGGCCTAAATATGTCGCAGTACTACTGTAAGATATAGATACAGTTGTTGCTGATACAGTTGCTGTTCCAGGCACATTATTCAAGTCGTTTGCATCTCGACTTGAATCTGTTACAGAATATACATATTTAAATCTAACTGTGCCGGTCGATGTTGTCGTCTTTGAGACATTAAATGTCGTTGAATAAGTGTTCGTATCTCCAGTTTTATCGAATGATCCTATCGTATCAAGCACATTGCCTGAACTATTGCACAGATAAATTGTGCCTGATATATGAATGCAAGGTGACGCTGCGTTATTCGAATATGAAAATGTAGAAGTCAATGTAATCACCGCTTGTGAAGTTAATGAAAAGGTAGATGAATAAAAGGTTTGACTTGTACCATTTCCAGATGTTGCCAATGAACCAGTGAGTGATGCAGAAGATGGATTTGTCATTAACAATGTTGCGATGGCTGGAATAACATTCCCTGAAATTGACAATCTTAGCGTGTTGGAATAATTAAAGATGATTGACATATCCGCGCTGGATATAATCATTTCATTGTTTCCTGATGACTTACTGAACTGTGAAGCCTCTGCCGCCCAACCTGCTATATCCCCCCTGCTCGCATTTATTTGTCCCCAAATGTTCAATTCTCCAGTTCTCTGATTCCAATACATCCCCGGATTAACTCCATCCTGTGAACCAAGTGCAAAATTTCCCGCGGAATCCATATATGTATTCCAGCCAGACCCGTCAAAATAGCCCATATGCGTACTATCACAAAACAGGCCAGGCGTTGAGGAAGGTGTAGAATATCGTACAGGTATATTGCTTAGATAAGTCCAATCCGCTTTCGTCGCCGCATCTGCAATACTTGCCGCAACATCTTCCCAGGCCAATGTCCAGTCCGTTGCTTTATTCCCTTTCTCTAGTTTCAGCCTGGAGACGGTATCGGATGTAATTGAATTGTAATTTTTATAAATCAAAAAATATGGCCATCCATCTCCCTGATATTGGAATGTAACACAAATCGTTTGCTTTGTGGTAGTAATGGTATATCCACTACTCGACCCGACCGATTTCATTGTGCTATTCCAAGTCACGTAAGTATTAGGGGCTAAATAAAGCCTCAGGTTGAACGTCGTATTTGAGATGATATCGAATTTAACGGTCAGATAATCACCCGAAGAGAGTCCAAAATTGGAAAGTGCCTGGCTTGATAAAGTCCATGCCGCCGCGCTTAATGATTTACTTTTTGAATCGAGGAAATAATTCCTGCCTCCGATCTGCATCTTGTCTATAGTATTCTGTGCTGTTAACGCAGCGGCGGCAGCGTCTGATGTAGAATAACGATATAGTGCTTTTACCTCGTCAAGACTTAACGCTTTACTATAGATTCTAAGGTCGTCGAGATAGCCTGTGAAATAGTAACTTGAAGCATAATAAGAGTATCCGATGCCTATGTGTTTGTCGGTCGGCAGGCTTGTCGTAAGAATTATTGAGGAAGATGCCTTCAGAACCCCATCCAAGTAACATTTTAACGCTTCTCCGCTCTTAAATGTAAAGACAACATGATGCCATCCACCGACGAAATCGGATGAATTGACTAAAGTATCCATGTATGTCGTCCCATCCCCGACAAAACATCTAAGGCGTCCGTTGCTGTCCAACCATACAGAAAAATAATCACCTGAACTTGTTCCGTTTCCATCATGACCTATTATGCACTTCCAGGATGTAGGGGCTGAGGCTACATATAACCAGAATGAGTATGAGGACTCTGTTGTACCAATTGAAAAAACTCCTAAATCCAGGCCCATTCCGCTTGTACCTGTAAAGTTTATTGCCTTACCGACCTTGCCGGCAACAAACGAATTGCCCGGATTCGTTACGTTGTGCTGATTTATCGAACTGTCGTGGATTGTATCGGTTCCCGTCTCATCAAAAGAATACTGTGCTACAAGGGTATCGTCGCCCGGCATTTCTGAGTATGCGTCATCGGCAGCTTCTTGTGCCGCCGCCGCCACCGTCAAAGCTTGTTGGGTTGCCGTATCAGATATTACACCCCAACTCCACGAACCAGATACTTGTTGCCATCTCCAACACCCACCAGTTAAGGTATTCGTGAATGTATCATTTGCATGCTGTTGCTTCAGAGCATCCGTTAACCAGTCACTCGCCGGGAAATTGCTTGTTGTAGGGTCATATTCCTGAAACCATGATTCTATCTGACCATCAATTTGATTCTGTAAGTCTGTCTGAAGAGATGTGACAACTGTTGACTTTGCGTAAACCGAAAGATCGGGCTTATCTGTTAAATTCGCATATCCCGACGAACCATCCGTAACGATTATCTTCCCCTGAACCGATGCAGTGTCATCCTCTAAACTTATTGACAAGTTCCCGCTCGGTGATACTATCTTTTTAGTCGTTATCCGCCCGGGTAATATCTCAGTATATCCATATAGAGGGACAAGACTGCGCTCCCCATCATATTCGCTGTTAAGAACGCCAAAAAATAGGTGATAATATCCTGAAACACTTTCAAATGCGATAGCTGTCTCGCTCATCAAAAATGTTCCTGTCTCTTCTGTCTTGCTTACTTTTGCATAGATGTAGTATTTGGCTTCTGTATCCGTTAGGGCAGGGGATTCAAAAGCCGACATTGTCCAGTATTTATATTCATCTGCACTGTGGCTTGACGATATTGAATCGATTCCTAAAGTCATGTGTTGAATTATGCCTGCCGGCAGGGACAATATTTTTGTGTCTTGATTAAAGACAGCATTATATTCTATCTCTACTGGATCTGTTGTATTGTCAACGAAATAGAATTGCAGGCTCTCATCACCAAGCAATATTGCCATCGTCTGAACCGATATTGGATTTATCGAGTTCGTGAAATTATCCAAAAGGGCATCTCCAAGCATCTCGATGGTCTCCTGCGAATCCCGGAACCTTCGTTTTGTAAACCGAATTGCTTCTTTGTGAAGACTATCTGTAAGTACTTCGTTATTCTTTATCTGTCGCAAACTGCTTGTTATCGAACTTCCTGCTGTAGAATTATCTAACTCAATCTCAGGACTATATGGATTGTTTACGTAATCCTTTATGTTAATAATCCGTATGAGGACACCATCCGGTTGAAACCTTGTATCGCTGAACGAAATATAGCCTCCAAGTTTAATCTTGCCGCCAATATTTACCCAGTCTTTTTTTGCCCAGATCCCATCCAACTCACCGGTAAATGAGAATTTTTGTTCCTCATTGTCGTATAAATATTTTACTCCCGCCCTGAACATATCCCATGAAGCCCCTGACTTAGTTGTATTATCACATATATAAGCATCAGGGAGCATACAATGAAATACGGCGTAAGTGTCTCCGACAATTGGCAGATAAGAGCCACCTGGCATTGTCTGTCCATCAATCTCTTGAGGGACAATCTCAAAACGACGAGCCTGTTTACTCCCAACTATATTGTGAATATATTTAACATCAAACTCTTTGCCGGCCAGCATACCTGACTGAAAGATAATAGTCATTGTTTCTCCTTCAATCAAATAATCTTCGTAATTCAAAGCGTCCGGGATTTCATTATCTACAATATCATAAAAATTGTTATCAGCATCTTCTATGACGACATCGCTTATTGTTCCAATTCTTTTGGGGTATATCTCAGAGCAGTCGAGGCTGCTTTCGGCCTGTGAACTCAATGCTTTATCAGACCTCCGAATAGAAAAACCGTCAGCATCTGTAATATAAGAGCGGGCATTTGTAGCATTAAAACCGGTTTCGTCTTCAAAATATTCCCCGTCGTACTTAATCGATTGACTCTTCGGTAAGAGCAGTTCCTTACTCCCATATTTGCTTGCATCAATATTATCTTCACCACCTTGTGTATACAATATCTCTACAGGCGCCGAATCACTGTTGACCGTTCGCCCGACTCCTTTTATGAAGCCATTACCTTTACCATACGACAATGCAAGCGGATTGTCCTTATTGTATTCAACTTTATGCAGAGAAATAGCTTTACCGACGATTTCCCATTCTGTTTCAAATTCATCTGACATTTGAGAAAGAGCATCTATGCAATAAGCATGATTGTATGAAATGAGCTTCTCTGTTCCGGAGATACATTCACCGATTTCCCATCCGCTTTCACGGGAATTCAGGTTATCAATAAGCATTTGCAAATGTTCCTGTGGCTGTGCAGTGAGATTAAACTTCAATCTCCTGTCAACTGTATTCCTGAATTTGTACTTACTTAACTTTGCCTTTGGAGAATCGAATATAACTGTATACTCAAAGTTACGAGAATTATTCATCTTTAGATTTTCAGATTTCTCCAACGTATAAGTCTCGTTTTCATACACACAGTAAGCGCCCACAGGGATTTCAGTATGCTGCGCTAACGAGAAATATAGGGTTAAATTATGATCTCCCTTTATCTCCCTGTAACGGTAGCTATTATCATCTACCTGAACGTCAAGAAACTCTGTGCCATCTGCATTGTAAATCTTCATCTCTTGCTATATTTTTAACTTTTTACGACACCCGGGCCTGTAAATACAAGCACTAATGAAAATTTTAGCCATATCTTTCCTGTAGCATAAAATTCTGAAACACTACAACTTTCGTAATAACATGGATATGATAAGCCAGTTGTAGCACAATAGAGAGATCGCTCACCAGGCTGTGTCAAATTGTATAATAAAGCATCATAATTTTGCCACAACTCAGCAAGCGTTGATGCTCTCATAAGGCAGTTTATTTTCACATCCTTTGACTTGAAGGTGACAGTTTGCCCGTCATATATTGCACCGCTCTGTATACTGATATTGCGCAGTAAGTTTGTTTTTTCAGCAGGCTTCTTTTTAATTTCAGCAAGACTACCCTCCAAGACCCGACATCCATAAGTAGTGAGTAGTGCGTCGTCAATAGCATAATCATTGTATTCAGGAATGCTACTTGACGGGGCGACATAGGTGTACCCACGCAGCGGATAATCGTCTGCAAATCGAACTGTAATGCTGCACGCGCCACATGCTAAATCCATATCTGAATGTGACACCATGCGAAGTATGTAGGTGCGTCCAATTTCTTTGCAGTAAAATGTGTGATACGCTCCACTGGCCAGGGCTTGCATAAAGTTTTCAAAAAGGGCTTGCTCTCCTGCGAAAGAGAATTTCATAGCAAACTCTCTTGTGTCCAAAATAGGGGAGGATAGGTCTACCTCAATACCATCTTTTTCTTGCCAATCGTTGTACTTAACAGATTTTAGGGGAGGGAAGGCCACCAGTTCATTGTAACCTTCCTCTTCAACGAATACCCCATAATTTACAAAGGCATCTTCCCCGTCTATATATAACTTGTCCTCCAGCATGCCTATTAATTTTTAATTTTAATGCCTTTCAAGGCTATGTCGTTTACAGTAGCCTTAACAGACTGCAAGTCAGTCTCCATATTTTCTAGTCGCGAAAGACTTTTTGTATTATCTTCTATACCTGCAAGATGTTCGAGTATGCGATTTGAATTTGCTACAAGTATCTTTGAATTCTCAGATATTGTGAATGTGTGTCCCTGAACAGCAGTCATCCGTCCGTTCAGCTCATCAACACTATCTTGAGAAGCCGTTGCAATACCCTCCGTTGAAGCCTCACGTTCATCATCAGATATATCAATCCCTGCGGCATTAGCAGCAGCAGCATACATATCCTTAGCTTTCGAGTAGATTGAATCATATAATTCCTGAAGACTTTCCGTCTCATCACTTGTCAAAAGATCATCTGAATAAGCTTCCGCAAATTGATTGTACCAATCCTGAAGTGCATTCGTCAAATAGGAGCTCTTAACAAAATTCATGATAGCCTTTTCCATGTGATCCTTAAAGGAATCGCCGACATCATCAAATGTTGTGTTGACATCTTCAATCAGATCATCCAGACTATCTTTCAGATCATCGAATGTTATTCCCGTTGCAGCCTCCTGCATCGCATCTTTGGCATTAGTTGCAGCGTCAGACAAATCATTCCAGTCGTCAACAAGCGACTGCCACATATCTTTATTTGTTAGAGTATACCCCTTAGCCAAAAGCTCACTATAACCTCCATTGTTCCACCAGTCAATAAACTCTTCAATATCGCTAAGACCGTACATCTTCATTACATCACCTAAGCTCAGATTATTATTCTTCCCTTTTTTCCCGAACATCTCATTACCTTTGAGATTTTCCATCTGTTCGATTATGTACTCCTGCTGCTGTGCGACATCTTCCTGAGTAAGTGTATTCAAATTATCGGCTTCGGCTGCTGTAGCTTCCTTTATCAGATCGATCCGCTTTTCAATTTTTTTATTGATAGCTTCACATATATCTGAGATTTTCTCAGATATTTTTTTTAGTTTCTCTGTATCTTTTTCAGCACTATTTTTCTTGAATAAAGCGATAACTTTAGAAATATTATCAATTGGATTAAGCGAGAAATTTAGAAATGTATCAAGATATTTTCCAATTTTAGAAAGTGAGTCACCAAAGTTCCCGCCTATTTGTTCCCCTAATTCCTCGACACTTGCACCTATCTCTTTTATTTCTTTTGCGACTTCCGTAAGCACGTTTAATAGACCTCCTTGAGCCGTAGATAGAGCTTCTGTAGTAGATTCGATTTTTGCCGAATCGCCTGACGCCAAGGCATCTTTATAATTTTGTCTTGCTTTTTTATAATCATCAAAAGCCGATTTTAGAGCTACAAACGGATTTTTCTCTTTTATTAGATCACTAATCTTTACAGATTGATCTTTCAGCTTCTGAAACTCTTCGATGGTCATTGTGACCGTCTTTGTAATCTGTTTACCGTCTTCTCCGATCTGATCAGTAGGCATTTCTACGCTGATCATGGTTTTCCCATTCAGATCAACCTGCTTTGCTGTATAAATTACATCGTTGATACTCTTCTTAAGAGATTCCAATGCAGCTGTCCCATATTTATCAATATCTCCGAAGGCCTTTTGATAAAGAGGAGACAATTTTAATGCAGCATCGCTTTGTATCTGATTAATAGCAAGCGTTCTATGTTTATTGAGATTATCGATATATTCTAGCGTTGCTCCATTTTCCTTTGCTTCCTTTACATATGCGTCATATTTCTCATTTACCGCCCGTTTTTCTTTGTCAACATTTGATATAAATTCTTCGGTTACATCATTCCATATTTTATTAAGATTATCTGCTGCGTCCTGGTCGAGCTTCTCAATGTCATTTGTAAACTGCTGTTCGGCTGTTGTCTTCAGCGTCTGAAGATTCTTATAATACCCAGCTGCACCTGTGTCTGACGGATTACTGCTAACATAATTAGATAAAGAAGTGACATACCCTTTATCATTTGATTTCTTCCCAAGCTCTTTATTAAGAGCATCTACATAAGCTTGTTCCTGTTTATTTATATCCGATATCTCTTCATTATAAGACTCTTTTCTCAATGCTTTCTGTTTTTCAAGTCCATCCTGCATCAGATTATTGACAGCCTTATTAGTCGATTGCTTAAGATCAATCTCCTTCTGAGATAGGTCTTTCTGTGCTTCAAGTTGATCCTGATCTTTTGTCTTTCCTGATTCCGGAAGTTTTGTTTGCAAATATTTGATTCGAGCCTCCAGGGACTTGAATTCCGCATCATCTTTCCCAAACCCTTCCTGTTCCTTCTGCAATTCCTCAATCTGCGCTTTGACGTCTTTAATAGATCTTAGACCTCTCTCGCGAGAGAGAGTTTGTTCATTAATCTGTTGTATCTCTTGTTTCTTCGATGCAATAGCTGCGGGATCTGGTTTTTCTGCTTTTTTTAATGCTTCAAGCTCCGCCTTTGCTGCCGGGAGCCTGTCAATGAGCTGTTGTAAAGATGCTTTTGAGGCATCGAAAATATCCGTATTAGAAGTGCCATCCGTCTGTGCGGCTCCATATTTTTTTAACGCCTCGTTAACCATATCCTCTGCAGCGGTTTTAACGCTCTTCAGGGCATCCAATTGACTTTGCAATGCGTTTACAGTCGTAGATACCCATTCTCCTCCGCGCGTAGGATCGCCAGACATATAACCACTCTCTTTGTCAAACTCTTTTATTATTTTCTCTATTTGCGGAGTTATTTCCGCTCCGTTCATAATGACTGGTTTCAATTGCCTCATATATTCCGCAATCAAAACATCATTTCCCTTATATCTTTTAGATACAAGCTTATTTATTCGGTCGTAGACATCACTTTCTTTGTCTGCCACTATTTCCCCTGCCTCATTGTTCACTGATTCCATCGCCCTTGCATGAGCTGCATTTGTCGCCTTTTTTGTAATAAGTTCATAAGCGGCAGCAACATCATTTAAGGCTGTTTTTTCATCTCCGAGTTTCTTTAGATAGTCTCCATATTTATTCATTATAGCCTCTTTGGCGGCTCGGTATTCATCTGTACCTTGTTTAGCGGCTTTTAACCTATCAAACATCAAATCTATCTGGTAACTTTCTGAACTGATTGCATTGTCAGATTCCTTGATCGTATCGTTTAACTTCTTCTGCGCCTTTTCTGCATCAGTTTGATATGTTACGAGTTTATATATACCAATGCCAAGAGTGACAACCGCAGCAGCCGCAAGTGCATAGGGGTTCGACATGATTGCAGCGTGTAATTTTGAGGTGACTGCCGCCAACTTCGCCTTAGCTACAGATAAAAAACCGGTTGCGGTAGCATTTGCTGTCTCTGCAGCGGTATTTACGGATGCAGCGGTTGTGTTTGCGGTTTTAGCCGCTGTTTCAACCGCTGTTTTTTTTGTGTTGAAATCCCGTGTAGCTGATTGAAAGGATATGGCAGCCGTTTCTTTTTGCGTTTCTGCTGCTGCCAATCTCCTTTTTGCTATTTCAACTTCCTTTGCAGTTCCTGTTGCGCCTATTGACGTAAGTTCAGCAAGACGTTGGCTCTCTAACTGTTTAGCAGCTACATATTCAGATCTTCGAGCAACGACAACCTGATTTGCAGCTGACACTTCTGTACGTGCCTTTGCCAACGCCACTTGTGCTGATTGAACATTTGCAGCTACCTCCGCTTTTACGGCTACGGCGTATTCTGCTGATGTCTTGGCTAATCCAAGCTTTGATATTTTTGCCTGCTGCTCAGCTGAAAGAAGTTTTAGAAGTTCAGCAGCCTCTTCTGTATGCTTAACGGTGCTTATAGTTCGCTGAACAACCTCTGTTGCTATTATAGCTGCTTTGTATGTTCCATAAACAGCGATTATGTCAGCAATAGCCTCGCCTATCTCTTTGTAATGCTGCACCACTGTTGTTGCTCCCTGAATAGTGCCAGTAATGAATCCCTGGTTTGCAGTGCCCATATCATTGAGCATGTCTTCAATCGCACCTTGCAGGTTTGATATACTTCCATTTACCCCCTTACTTTGACTTTCAAGCATTCCATAAAACTTACCGCCTTCTGCCGTGGCTGAAGCGAAAGCATCTGCAACCATCTGAGAAGAGATTGTCCCGCCTTCCATCTCCTTTTTTAACTCCCCAATACTCTTCCCCGTCTTCGCTGAAATCTCTGAAAGTGGGTTGAATCCGGCATTGATCATTTGCAATAGATCCTGTCCCATTAGTTTGCCGGTAGAAGACATCTGAGAGAAGGCGAGAATGAGCGATTGAAATTTATTCTTGTCCCCCATAGAGATATCGCCAATCTGTTTCAAGATAGGCATAACCTTTTCTGCTTCAATATTGAATGACAGAAGCGTTTGCGCGCCTTTTCCAAGATCGCCTACCTGCATAGGCGTTTTTACAGCATATTCTCGTATCTGCGACATCAAAGAATCGGCTTTCTCTTTGTTCCCGAGCAACGTTCGAAACGATATCTCAAGTGATTCTATTTCACCACGAACCTGGACAATTGACTTTGTGAATTCAGCAACTTTCTCAGCTGTGAAAATAGCTGCAACGGCACCGCCTATTTTTTTATATGCGTTATCAATACGTGCGCCTTCGGCAACGGAACTGTCTCCGATACCTTTAATGATATTTCGTGACTCAATGGCATCAGCACGCAACTGATCATTATCAAGACCTAATCCGTAATAAATTTTGCCTTCCTTGTTATTCATTGCCGTAGATTACGCTTTTGACTTTATCCCTGTTGCGGGGGTCATCAGCATTTATTGTTGAATCGTTATCCTTTTCATCACCTTTCCTGTCTTTCTTACTGTTATAACTCGGTAGCACTGAGCTATACATTATCATATTCGCGTAACTCATATCGTAAAGGATATAGTCAATTGGAAGATTAAACCCTTTAACCATACCAGCGATTATTGCCCAGATGCTGTCATTTTCGTTTTCCTTAGCAGATTTATCTCTGTCAGGGAAGTGATAGTTGCGAAAAAAAAAGCGATCTGGCTCATTGAAAAAAGTTCCGCTAATCCCTTACTGAGATCTCTTGGCTCTACATTTTCAAGAATTTCTTTCGATAAGTTTGCAACGTTATCAATAGTTATTTTTATCCTCTCCTTTTTTAATCCGAAGAACTTTTTCTTTATTATCTCCTTTTCGGAAGACAAATTCTTGGCCCCAAGTATCAATATTGCTATCGCTTCTCCGATTGGCCTGCAATCCTTAGCTATTGCAAGTGTTTGAAGAAGAATATCTGAAGGGTCAAGCTTTATAGCAGGCAATTGTGAAATCTTCTCTGAAGCGAGTATAATAGTAGCGGCGCAAGGCGGAGCAACCTTATAAATTTTATTACCGATTTTTACCTTATTCGGAAGTTGTAAGATTGTTTGTGCAGCCTTGCTTTCAATAGACTGTTTCATAGCTTATTACTTTATATGACTTTAATAGTAGCGGGAGTGCGATTCGGACACACGACCTCAAGCCCATGAGACTTGCGAGCTAACCACTGCTCTATCCCGCTATGTGCGGAGGATTACCCTCCTCCGCAAAGGGTTCGATTACGCCGGTATCTGTGTTACAGTTACATGGGCGGTCTTACTGTCAGCTGTAACAGTTATCACAGCTGTTCTAAGGCTTCCTGTGTCATTGGCGGTTACCTTTACCGTTGCTACCTTTGCAGCACAGGTTACGGTGGCCCACGATTCGCTCGATGTTGCAGACGCATCACCCGTTGATGTTGCGGTGATAGTCTTGCCTGTATCATCGACAGCGTTACTGAAATACAAGGCCGACGGGGTAACTGTCAAACTGTTGGCAACATACGGTTTCAAAATATTGCCGGTTGCAGGTTTCTTTCCGTCGAAAGTATACTTCCAAATCTTACCGTCTGCAGCTGAGTAAGATTCTTCACACGATACGGTGCAGTTTTCCATCATAAATCCCTCACACTCCGCATCTTCAGGAGTAAGTCGAAGTGCATAATTTCCGGAAATAACACCGTTGTCGTCCTCAATGGGTTTTGAATCGCCTTTTTTGACAAATACGTCCATTTCAAACGTGTACTTATTCTTACCATAGCGAACGTCTACAGTATCGCCACCTTCTTCGGTAGCTTCTTTCTTTGTTCCTTTGGTAGGTGTCAACTTTGAAGAGTCTTCTTTCACTTCCGGAAATTCAGTCCATGCTCCGGAAGGAGCACCGTTGACACTCTGTGCAAATTCAATTTTGGGTTTACCCCAGCTTAATACTGCCATATTTCCTAGTTTTTAAATTGTTAATAATTTGTACTTCAATTTGATCACGACGAAGTGCTGATTTATGTCAGGCTCCTCCTCCGTGTAAATGGTTTGTTGTAATGAAAACTTATAATCAGACTTAGCAGCCGTGAGTGTTTCGACCCACTGCGCTGCAGCGATCTCAAGTTGACCGGTACGTTGTCCGTCCTCGACAAGTACTCCGTTTGCGAATGCGTCAAAGTCGGGCACATAGATATTTATTGTAACCACCCCTGTCTGAATCTGGTCAGGTAAGCCTGCTGTGAAAATTACGATAGCATCCTCTAACTTTGAATCGCGCGGGCGATAACCATTACGATATACTTTCCCCGTAATTAAAGAGGGGAGGGCGCCGCTTTTCAGCAGTGCCAGCACATCACTTTGTACTTGTTTACCTGTCTTCGCCATCACTTTTTAATAAATCCAAGTTGTTTCATAATCTCCGGCACAAGCTTGTCTGCCAACAGTTCAGAGCTGTCTAAAACATTATACCCTTTCGCAGATACATAAGCGGCGTAATTCATACCAGCAGCAACGATTAGTACTATCCCTTTCGGAAAGTTTCCAACAAGTTGACGAGCGAACTCCGCTCCATTTTTTGCACCATCCTTGCCACCTTTTATTTGTTTAAAATCGCTCATTTTGACTATCTTCCCATCTTTTGCTATCACATAGCCAAGAGAGCTTCGAAGGTTCCCTGTCTGATCTAAATAAGAATTTGTCGAACGTCCTTCATTCAAGCATTGTTCGCCGATATATGAGAAATTATATATGACTAACTTTTCAAACCTTTCGAGTTGCTCTTCCAGATAGTTGTCAACCTCAGACATCGGTGTTATCTGCTTGATACCCATATCACTAAATCAATATTCGTATTAGACCAACCGTCGGCAATGGTTCAATCTGAATGACCGAGAATTCGCCAATAACTTTTCCAGCATCGTTTGTCAACCTAAGACATTCAGCGTCATAGGGCTGCTCTTCAATAAGTATCTCATAAGATGCCACTGTGAAAGCCTCTCCATTTGCCTTGCCTTTGTTGCTGTAATTGTTAGCACTGAATTGACATGAGATAGGAGAGCCCCATGAAACTGACGGTTTAATCGGATTATCAGTTTCAGGGTCTATTCCACCACCTGTCTTAATCTTAACTTCAATATATCCGTTCTCAATAATCATGGCCCCACTTATAATCTGCTGCCTTTGTACCCGTAGATGGATTTTGGAACATAGTTTCCCTTCTCGTAATTCTCATATAGCATATTTGCCTGTCTTCTCAAATCCAGGCGTTGATCATCTGTGAATCCATATGAGATACCTCCCTGTGTGATGTCAGGAGCAAGAGAGAGCCATTTCAGCAAGTCGGCCTTTGCAAGGAGATAGCTGTTAGAGCACATAACCTCCTGCGTTGCTTCCAGGGCGACATCAAGCCCCCTATGTTCCGCTGTTTCCACAAGGGTACGCAACGGAACAGGGTAGGCGTTAATGCTTTTCAGTGATTCGAGAACTGTTGCCATAACGCTATGCGTTAGTTGCCTGTGTTACGGTAATAGTTCCTGTATCTCCATTACTATCAGTAACAGTAACAGTTGTACTACGTGCACCAACCGGAGTAGAGTCATTAGCAGTAACCTTAACAGTTACAACTTTGCCTGATATAGAAGGAGTTGCCCAAGCGTCTGCTGCAACTGCACTGACAAGAGAATCAGCGTCAGTTGTTACAGTAACAGTCTTGCCGGTTGTGTTAGCACTTTTAGTGAAATCAAGAGAAGAAATGCTAAATCCCAAAGCCTGCTTGTCTGCCTGTAACAAATAGATACTTCTCACGCCGTCAATGACAGGTATTGCGAGAGCCTGTCCAGCGGTAAACTCTTCAAGAGGATCGTTCTTTGAGTATTTTGATATCAGTGTTCCCTGTGTACCATCCTGATAAACGACACCTGCAACAGGGTTTGTTTTTTCAGCCAAAGTGCCGTAAACCAAACGTCCTATTGTAGTGTCATATAAGAACACGATATTAGCTTCTGCCCATGGTTTTACAGTTTTCTGTACACCGTCTTTTTCAACACGGAAAGAAGAGTTCACAATTTGGAACTTTGCTCCGTAAAGGTCTTCCAAAGCGGCAAGAAATGTTGCCTTACTCGGAATAGGAAGATTGGAAGCCGAGGCGTAAACGTAGTTGCTGAAATTAGCAGCAATGACTTTACCCTGTGTGGAGTTCTTGAAAAGGTTGAAATACTTCTTTGACATCATCACGAGGATAATAGCATTTCCGTCATCTTCGACCTTGTCGAAAACTTCGTCAATATCATCCTGCGGTGTGTACCCTGTGTTTCCCCAAGGAACCTTGGAACGGAAAATATTCTCTGCCTTATAACCGAAATCGACACGGATTCCAATACCTGTATTCTCGTCGTCTTCAACAAGAGTTACACCGCTTGAAAGAGCCTGTTGAAACATAATCTCCTTGCGGACATCAATGCCTTTAATGACTTTCGGGACATCGTCAAAAATTTTCTGTACGATCTGCTGTTCATTAGCCCCTGTGGCTGCCATAACCTGAATATCTTTGATCGTCTTTTCTCCTTTACGGAGTTTCAAACCAATCTTTGGAACATCACCGGAAGCAGCTGAAATACTATCACGCTTTTTAAGAGGTAATGAACTCTCCATCGACACGACATCAGCCGCTACGATAGAACCATTGATTTCCTTTGCTCCCCACTTCAAATCTGCAGAGTATTCGTCGGTAAGCATGGTCTTGTGAAGGAGTGTCTCCTCCGTCTTCTTGCCATTTATGAGCTCTGTTATCTTCTGCACTAATGGAGCAAAGTACTTGGCAATGTATTCAATGAAAAATGATGGATTCATAAATGCTCGTTTTTAAAATTAAACAAATTTTATGTGCGGAAGTGCTGTTTTAATCACACTCGTTACAGCATAAGGGCTCGCCGATGCATTGACCTGTCCCATAGTGAGAATGGCTGCAAATGGCCTTGCCTTTAATATGGTTTTCTTCAGCACGCCGACAAAGGTTTTGCCGGTTGTGGTGTTAGTGTAAGCCCCATTGGTTACTGCAAGTGGCTCATAGTCTCCAGACGCATCATCTTTCACGATGATATGTCCCGCCTTAATGACTGTTTCGGCGGCATCCACACCTGATACATTCAGGGTGCGTCCACCGGGCAAGTCTGCAAGGTCTTTCGTGACAACAATAGAATCCAATCCATCGTCAATCACGTAGTTCTCGTTGTTTAAATTAGCTGTCGCCATTTTTTTAATTTTTTTAATGAATATTAAACGTTCATTCCCTTGACAACTGCGTCCACTTCTTCTTTTGAAGCCTGTTTCTGAGTTCCTTGCGATTGTACGCCTGTTGTAGCGGGTCTTCCGAAAACAGCCCCTTTACTCGTTGTCTCTGTTGCCAAACAATCGACCTCCTTTTGGATTTCGACAGTCAATGCCTCAAACTCTTCGTCACTTATATCCTTTACAGGTGTGCGGGAGTATGGTTTACGCATGTTTTCTGGCAACTTGTTGATAATCGCATCAAGTTTCTGTTTTCGTGTGGTGGTAACTTTTTCGCCCTCCATAGAGGCAAGTTTATCAGCAAGCTTTTTATTGCTTTCTATAATGACTTTTGCCCACGCAGGAGTGTCTTTGTCATCATCACCTTTTATAGGTTCGTCTTTGTTTATAACAGGTGCGCCCCCGAGCTTTTTAACCTGTGCTTCATAATCCGAAAGTTTCTTTTCTGCAGCGGTTCTCGCCGTGCGAATTTGATCCGTATCGGATTGAAAAGCTTTTAAAAGCCCCTCGACCCCAGTAATGACGGTTTCGATGTCAGCTTCTTCTTTTATTGACGGTTCTAAATAGGCAGCAACCCCGTCGAATGCTTTTTCTCCAAAACCCAGGTTTTTATACTTGTTTTTCAGAGCCTCTAAAATTTTCTTTTTCATACGTTTGCTATTATTAACTTAATAGTTTATACGTACAAAAGTAATCAAACTTTGAATGCTTATATTATAAGCATTTAAATTTCATTTAAATATTTCTTAACAACTTATGTATTTTATTTTACAGACTTTCAATCCCATAAATTACTTATCATAATTAAATACTCTTTTCAGTTAATTTTATTTGTTAATATGTTTGTTATTATAAATATACTTCATTTACTTAGCACATGTTTATATAATAAGCATTCATAATAACCAAAAATAACAGATATGAAAACAGAATTTGAAAGCCGGATTGAGTTTCACAAAATCAAACTTCTTTCTTACAGAAAACCTGTGTTTGAGGCAACGGTTTATTGGAACGGAGTAACAGCATTATGAACGAGATAATTGAAGCAGCATATTTAGCCGGTTTTGAACCTAGTTCAGACGACTTAACAACCGAAAACCTCTTTGTGGAGGCTTCGGCGTATCTCGAAAAAGAAATCAGATTTTAATCCATTAAATAATAGAACCATGAACAACGACAGAAGAAAAAAACTCGAAGAAATCAACAATCAGCTTGATTCCCTAAAAACGGACATTGAGCAATTAATTGATGAAGAGCAAGAGGCTTACGACAACCTCCCCGAATCATTCCAAGATTCAGAACGAGGCGAAACGATGGAAGAAAAAATATCCAATATGGAGGATGCAGTTTCGGGGCTTGAAGACGTAATCAACTACATAACGGAAGCACAAGAGTAATAACCTTAAAACCGCAACAATATGGATTACAAAGAGATTAAAAACAGACAACCAGAATTACATGAGTGCTTCTTTGCCTTTTCAAACAAGCAGTTTGAGGAAGGTGTTAAGAAAGTCGGAATAGAAGGCAAAAAGATCTATCGTGGAATCGGTGGTCTCTACGGAACGCATGAGGGCATAAAACAACTCTATGACTTTTATGATAGCTTAGGCACTGAAATTACTCGTATCTGTTCCCCACAGGAGGTTTACGATTATGAGTTTGCAAACCACGAATGCGACTACGTTGGTGATGACACTGAAGCTATTAAGATAGTCGCCTCATACTTTAATGAGGATAAGGTTAAGACCGTAAAACGCCATTGCGCCCACGTACGAGTTGATGATTTGGACTTTTCAAAATAACCCCTAAACACATTAAACAATAATGTTTACCTCAGACTTTTATCCAACTCCTGACCATGTTATCGAGATGATGACAATAGGCCTCGACTTAACCGGTAAGACAGTTCTGGAACCGTCTGCCGGTTCTGGCAAGATAGTGGACTTCTTAAAGAGAATAGGTACGAACGTGATCGCGTGTGAACTTCACCCGGAACTACAGCTGATCATAGGTCAGAAATGCAGACTAATAAAGCCAAACTTCTTTGACCTGACTAAAGAAGAGGTCTCGCATGTGGATTACATCATCATGAATCCGCCCTTCAGTAATGCTGACAAGCACATCCTGCACGCATGGGAGATAGCTCCGGAAGAATGCCAGATAATTGCCCTTTGCAATATCGAGACGATAAAGAATCACTTTTCGGAGAATCGAAGCAAGCTCTATGAGATTATAGACAAAAATGGTGGTTGGTCGAGCATCGGAAATGCTTTTGATCATGCAGATCGTACTACCAATATAGAGGTTGCAATGATCAAGGTATTCAAACCCGGTACAGGTGAAAGCGAGTTTGCCGGATACTTCTTTGACATGAACGAAGAGCAGGAAAATGTCGTCAGTGGAACCGGCATAATGAAGCATAATGACATCAGGGAGATAGTTAATAGGTATGTGGCTGCCGTTAAGATGTTTGACTCAGTGGATGATGCCTCCCAGCAGATCAACAGCCTCATTAACCCTATTTCAAATAATCTTGGTATTGCCTTTGGAGCGCACAGCAACGACCATGAGACAAGAAACTTGATAATTACCCGTGATGTATTCAAAAAGGAACTGCAGAAGTCTGCCTGGCGTTCAATATTCGACAAAATGAACATGCGGAAGTATGTCACCAGTGGTGTGATGGAAGATATAAACAAGTTTGTAGAGCAACAACAGAATGTCCCTTTTACTATGACCAACATTTATAAAATGATTGAGATCATTTTTGGCACGCATGCAGGCAGGATGGATCGGGTACTTGTTGAAACATTCGACTACATCTGCAGCCTGTCAGCTGATAATTCAGAAGCTGGGGAGAAATGGAAAACAAACAGCAATTATAAGGTCAACAGGAGATTCATCATGAATCGTATCACTGAAATTGGATGGAGCGGAGAGATGAAAGTCAGATATAGCGCGGAGAAAGAGATTGATGACATAATAAAAGCTCTTTGTTACATGACAGGCAAAGACTATGACGATCAGATAAGTATATCTCTTTGGTTCGACTACCCCTATAAAATTAAGTGTGACGGGAAAATCCTTATGGGCTATGATAATCATAACCGGAATGGAGATGATTGGTCATTCACCAACAAGGTAAATAACCTTAAAGAGGCCGGCCATGAGGTTGAAGTGATTAAGGTAGAGAACAGGTTTGGCGAATGGGTTGATTGGGGCTTCTTTAGGGTGCGCGGTTACAAGAAAGGAACCATGCACTTTGAGTTCAAAGATGAAAACGTTTGGATGGAGTTCAACCGGCGTGTTGCAAAGATCAAGGGTTGGGCCATACCTCAGAAAACAGACAAAAAGAAAAAGGGCACCGAACGCGCAAAGGCTAATGGTGTCGAATTATTCACTTATTAACCGCAACTAATATGAAAGGAACAGAACAAACACACATCTATAAAGTATCATTTAAAAAAGCTCCGTTTAATGGGGGAAAAACTGATTTTCTTTTTGGCTCTCTGTCCGCCATATACGACAGCTTTACACGGGAACAAATCGGTTGTAAGGTGTCCCGTTTATGGAACTATAAAGTCACACCTGAACACCCGTACATTGGGCGCAAATGCACGATAACTAAAGAGCCATTCATGCGTAAAAAACATAATCAATAATTAACTATCGGGGAGGCGATTATGGCTGAATTTTGTTTTTGGTTTAATAGTTGTTATCTTTGTATGACTTAATAAGTCACCGGTAGCGAATGCGAACATCTGTTCGTGCTACAAATTAGAGCTGTCTTTTAAGGCAGCTTTATTTTTATAAGAACCCTTTAATGATAATAATACCTGTGGAATCTGAAAATAAAGCCTGAAAATAAAATATATTCGCAAATTTTGCGAATATTAAAAAAAGATGTTATATTTACACCTGTGAATAAAGCGATATGGAGATAATTTTTGACAAGGAATATTTACGAGATTTATATATCACAGGGAAAGCGGATAAAAAACATCGTTTTCAACCGCAGATTATCTGTAAGTACATCGATATTGTGAACCTTATGAAACGGGAGCGCAATGTCTTGGAATTAAGCAAATACAATTCGTTGAGATACGAGAAACTAAAAGGCGACAAACTCGGGCTTTCCTCTGTAAGAGTGAACAACCAGTATCGCATAGAGTTTGAGGAACGAATCAACGGCGACGAAATTATTGCCACGATATGCAACATAACTGAATTGTCGAACCACTACAAAAAATAGGAGGAATAGATATGAATATTTCAATACGGGGGATTGACCCCAAGATGATTGCCAACAACCTTACTCCGGCATACCCGACACATCCGGGTGCGATTCTAAAAGATGAAATCGAGTACAGGGGAATATCACAACGAAAATTGGCAGAACGTATGGGGCTGACATATTCAGTCGTGAACGAGATACTTAATGGCCGTCGCCCCTTGACCGAAAAAACGGCGTTGCTCTTTGAAGCCGCTTTGGGAGTGAATGCAGAACCGCTACTTGGGCTGCAAACAGAATTCAATATTCGCAAGGTGAGCAAAGACAACTCGTTTATGGAGCGGTTGGCGCAGGTGCGCAAGACAGTAGCTATCCTCTGATAGAAAAATAGAAAATTGATGTTATTATGGCAGATTACAGTAAATATAAATATTACAAGGGCGAGAAGGAAAACCCGTTTTCAAATGGTACAGAACCATTTGACTATTTGAGAGAGAAATTTTGGATATTAGAAGAATACAATGCAAGGGATAATACATCATTTACTTTTGAACGACTTAAAAATCGTTTCTATCCAAGAATTGCAAAAAAAGTAAATGGTAAATGGATATTTGATTGTCATTTTGAAACAAATCCCCCTATTTCTGGTATGGTTGATTTAGATGCTTCGTATGATTCTGACAATTTTGTTTTTGTTAATATAAATCAGCTTTGATATGAATATACGCATGTTTCATCTTATCTAATCTTATCTCAATTCTCCTAATCCTCATTTTATATCCGCAGTTGATAAGTACTTCGTTTTCAGTCGACACGGAAGTTTGTCTTATTTTTCCGTCCCATTTCCAACCTTTTCCGCCATATCCAAAATCAGAAAACGGTTCAGTATACATTGCTTGCGTTCCTTTCGGTACAAAAATCTCATATTGAACTACCCCTCCGAAATTTGTGCCAACACCTGTAGATAAGAATCCTTTTTCTACGCCCTCTTTCCCTGTTAATAATTCAGAAATCATCTTTTCTCTTTTAGAGAGCGATATATTTCCATTTTTCAATATGTTCATAACACTTTCAGGTTCTAAGCCAAATCGCAATAATTCTCCATCCATTCCTCCTCGCTGTAAAATCATGTCATTCGGCAAAGATTGTTTACTTAATGCCTGTTTTATCGTTTCAGCCGTCTTGTTTTTCTTCCCGGCTCGTAAGGCTGCATTAATATCCTTATAATCATTTCCTGTTTGTGTCCACAATGCCTTGCGTTCTGCAGGGCTTAAATTCAACCATTCTTTTGAAGTATAGTCTATCAATCCGTTATATCCAGCCTCTTTTGTTTTATAATTCAATGCGCTATTTATTCTTTCTGCCGAATAATTGCCACTGTCTGTTTCTAAAGCAACCGCCGGAGTTTTCGCCTGTTTCGCTTGTATTACTTCCTGCTTAACAGCCTTTTGTATATCGGCTTTCGACGGAATAACAATCTTGTAATTTTCATCCACCGAGTTTTTGAAGTAGCGTTTCATAACCTCCGATTTCAACTTGTTGAAATCTTTTCTTACGGATACCGGCAACATTTCTTTTATATCGTAATACGTAGATGTCATGACGGGGTCATTCAATCCGACAAGCCATTTCATAGCCTCGTTTTCGGCTTTAATCTCGGCGGTTGATTTTGTTACCTGCTTTGGTGCTGCTTTTATAGACTTATCTATAACTGAATTGAACGCTTGTGCCTCTTTGACACTCTTTACTGCCGCATTGGTTATACGCATTTCTGGAAAATACTTCTCATTATCACGAATGAAATACGGTAATGATTTCGCTTGCCGAATTCTGCCTTGGTTGTCGGTTATCCACTTATTGAATTGTTGCGGAACATCAGAAACACTGTTTACGCTTTCGCTGTTTAATTCTTCTCCGTTCATTATGCGCTCATTGTCGACAGCCATCTCATCCGGAGATTTGAGTATCGTAGTAGCATGGCAACGACATTGAGGGTGCCAACCTGTAAATTTGTAATCCTTTGGATATTTTCCCGCCAATTCGTCGCATATATCGGGGATTTGATGATTATTACTCGTAACGACCTCAATTCCGACAACAAAGTCAAGTTGCTGCCAACGGATATAATCAGATGTTCGATATGACATATTGGTCTCTGTTCTTGTGAGGCGTAAAGCATTTTTGCGTGAGGAGCGGTACACTCCCTGCCCGGGATTGAACGCCTTCGCCTGTTGTGACAAATACAATTGTCCATGTTCATCACGAACACGACGGAATAATTCGTCAGGATATTTCAGGTATTTCCGTAAGTCACGCTCTATTTCCTCGGCCGATAAACCATTACGGAGCCCCAAATCAAGCCCCATCTCAATTTCAGTTTTGAATTGGTCTGTGTAGTTCCATACACGGTCAGAAAGGTTTAGCCCCTCTGTTTTACGGGATATAAACGCTTCGCGGGCTTTATCATTTGTGCTAAAATACTTCCGGTATTGTGTTTGTGTGAGTTTCCCAACATTATCACCGAACACCCAATTAGCCAATTCACTATTTTTGTTGTTCGCCAATGTCCACTCTGCATCAATACCGTTCAGAATAACGGTCTGTACGCCACTTTTAAGCGACTTTATCAACTTATTCGCCCGTTCCCGTGTTGCTGGATAATCTGCGAAAGAAAACGGCTTGTCGGGGTTAAAATTGGGTATTGTCGCCCCAATAGCAGTAGCCTCACGCACAGCAGACTGATATATTGCCTCAATCTGTCGTGCATAACGTCCCAGATTATTGATATGTCTACTGTCCCATTTATTCAACTTCGCCATTATTCAACTCAAATTTATCGCATTGGTTGTCGTCAAGGAATTTACACCATTTGCTAAACCGGCAACGGCACATAAATAGTTCACCCTGCCAATTACATCCCTGCCAATCGTAACTGTGTTTGCAGTCTCGGCAATGATATTTCGTTGCTGACTTTACTTTCTTTGGCATAACTACACATCATTTAAATCTACCATCTCAACAGTTTTCCCAGCCAATTCGTGAGTGCAGTCAGACAGAAATTGGATCATACCATCCTTGACAAATGAATGACATACTGTGTCTTTTGCACCTTTTATTCTCCCATCTGTTCCTAAAACATGGTTTCCGTTTTCGTCCATCTCTGGATTGTCAGGACATTCTACAGAACGAACTAATAAACTAGGGGAGACTGTTGGTTTATTCATATCTCCATTAAATTCCCAAACAGGATGTTGATATCCCTCATTAACTGTCATTACGCAATGAGCGCATTTACAGCCAGGGCACCAGAAAATATATTCGCCCTTTGTTCCTGATATTTTCGATAGTTTTGCCATAACCTACTCTTTCTCGATATAGTCAGGTGCTGGCATTTCCAAAAGCCTGATTGCCTTGATTGTTTCTCTACCCTCTAATATTGCCTTACACACTCTATGATACCCATCTGCAATTATCCCTTTATCGTCTAAAATTATAGGGTGCTCAAGGGAACATTCATTAACTCGTTTGCATTGAAATATGAATGATTTGAGCTGCGAACATTCAAAAGCCTCTGTGCTTAAATCTACACACCATAACGGCATATCCACGATAGGATACTCCTTTGCTTTTGCAAAATCATATAAAGTTTGCGCTTTCCATGTTCCATCTTTTCTGTGATATTCGCTTTCCCCGAATGTCATTTGTGATATTGGTACTTTCATAACATCACTTGGCTGGTTAAAATGTTTCGCTCATACTTTCTTTTGCAAGTTCCTCCATCGTTTTGTCCACATCATCACTCCATCCGAGGTTTTCAACGCCCTCTCTCTGCGACATAATAGCTTTTCCTCCTGTTGCTGTCATTATGGTCATGATTGTGTCCTTATCATCGGTGATAGTGAATGGAGTTATCTGTGTCTCCACCTGCAGGCTATCCACGTCTTTTTCATATTGTGGTGCAATAACCTTGACGAACGCCTTGACAACATTCACCTCACGGTCGAGAAATTCAAGCAGACGCCCGCTTTCGTCTTTGACTTTCAACTGTGCGTCGATGAACATTTGTTTGCGCGCTTCTCCTGACATAGGGGTTGTCTTCATGTTTTCGTAACTCCAATCGGGCATCTGTAATTGAGTGAAAAACATTTGACGAAGCTCCTGAATGAAGAATTTTAAGTTTTCAATAGCCTGTTCCCATGTAACGTAACCAGCGGTTGAACCTTTAGGGTATTGCAGTATACTTCTGAATTCGTTGTCTTGTGATTTCTCTTTCCCGACAGGTATTTCTTCATCAGCACACACCACCCAAGCAGGTTTACTATTCTTGCGGAGATAATTTCCGTTCCGACTCATTGCCCATTCCATTTCATAAACCAAATCCGAAGTGTTCTCCCAAATAGGGACAGGTCGCCACATATAGAGCGTTGGGTTCTTCATTATGGTTATCTTTTCGTCCTCGACAACTTCCCAGTCTCCGTTGTTTACCCATTTGATGTGGCGATTTTCTGTATAGGTGTCAAAATACTCGATTGTCTTTCCTTCTTTCTTAACTTTATAACTAATTGACATAGCGATATAATCCCCGTATTCGTCAAACAGTGGATATAAGTATTCGCCTCGCATAGGAGAGAAGTTACGGCAACGAATTTTCAGTTTACTGTCAATTCCATATAATTTATTCGGGCTTTCTACAGCGTACCATAAAGTCATAACCTCACAACCGGCGAAAAGCATATTTCCACGTTCTATATTGACACTGTCAATGCGATTACGTTGTAATATGGCCTCAATAATCTTTGTTACCTCTTTTTCACCGGCTGTTTCCGCTTTGTAAATTCGCTTAACAGGTACTCCAAAGCACAATTCCGTCATACGCTTTGTGGCGAGGCGTTGGAGATCATATGTTATACGGGTTACATAATCAACCGTGCCGTCATCATTAACAACGTCGGAGTATTTTGCCTTATTCATCACGGGGTGTTTTTTTGGATTGTACTCTTTTTCGAGTATTCCCCATGCAGGCACATAGATTGCCTTGTCTTTAAGATCTGAGATGATCTCCACGGCAGGTCTGCCCTGCGAAATAATTTTCTGAATTGTTACCATAGTGTTTATATTATAAGCATTTAATATCAAAAAAATTAGTAAACTGCATGCGCTGTTCTTTTCCTGTCGATACTGTGTCTCTCGCCTCCAAGAACCTCGTTCATTATAACATAGCGAACTGCGTCGATAGAGTGATTATAACAGTCAATGGGGGTGTTTAACCACTTGCCATCTTTGTCCTGTTGGTAAGTGTAATTTTTAAACTCTTTAATCGTGTTGGTGCTCTTTTTCGTTATATGGATATTGAACTCTAACATTTTGGATATACCTGCTTCAATGCTTCCCGCATACTTCTGTACTGGGTGAATATTGATACCTGCCCGGTATATCTCTTGTATCAGTCTGGGGTCTGCACTCTCGGATATTACTTTCATTAGTATGCAATCTCGTTTCAGGACACTAATAATATCACTACTTAACATTTGAGTTTCGTAACATATTTCGTTTATGTACAAGTCATTGCCTGACAAGGCGACTTCGCATATAGCCGTTGGGTCGTTTGTGAAACCGAAATCCATGCCAATCCATTTGCGCTTTACTGTTTCAGGAATGTTGTCAACTGTTTCCATATTTTTGAATATCAATCCCTCTATTACTGCCTGCATACCAAGACCATATACCTGCCAAAGTGTTTGGTTCTTTGTCCGCAACCCCTCGATTTCGTCAATGATAGCCTGTTCCAAAAATGGGTTATCCTTGTACGTGCTAATGAAATGGTATGTGCGACTGTCTTTATTTACACCGCATATCCAATGGTCGTCCGAGAACGATGGATTATAGTCCATAATGGCAAACCGGGTTGTACGCATTTTTAACTGTTGCCATTCTATATAAGAAAGTTCGTTTGCCTCGTTCACAAATAAGACATCGCGCTTACGACCACGCAATTTCTGTTCGCTATCAGTGGAAAAGAATTCAACCCAAGATCCGTTTGAAAAGTGATATGTTAACTCCGATTTATTCAAAGCCTTTTCGTCATAAATCAGCATTCGCATAAGTATCTCCTTAAAGTCGATAAAGACAGAGCCTTTTATAGCAGGGAGCGTTGCACGGACTATAGAGAGGCGTGTTTGCGAGTGCTCCAGACAATACATAATAAGCCATATCAGCGTATTGAACGTCTTGCTGCTTCGGCTACTACCTTGCAACGAGACAGTCGTATAACCACTGTCAATCGCCATTTGAATTTCGGCATAGACCTTAGTTGTCTGAATTTTTGGCATCAACTTTATCCCTGTTATCTATTATCTCAATTAAAATCGGGTCTGTAATCAAATCCTTGCCGTCCTTACCAGTGAGTTCCTTTTTATCAGGAGCGTACAGTCCAAGCAATTTTCTTCGTTCTGTAAGTTGTTGTCGTATCTCTGCAATATAGGATGGATTACCACATTGTACAATCTCTGTTTCTGTTTCCTCTTTCTGATATGTCTTGATTGTGCTTTGCCCTGCCTTATCCCGGGAAGGAGAACCCTTACGCTTGCTTGCTGTCTTCGTGTAATCCTGTTTAGATTTTTCCCATTGATCCCATAGCTCCCGGCAAGTCTCATCAATGCGTTCAAGCTCTAATTGCAGAGCCAAATCCATATCCTCTAATCGACTTTCCCGCCATTCCTTCAATAGTGTTTGAATATCCTTATGAACAGTTGCCGTTGAATACGTTTCAAGACTCAATCTCTTCATTACTTCTGACTGTATCTTCCGAACACTGTTCCCACGCTTATACAGCTCAGCTACAATGTCAAGTCTGGCAAGTTTTAATTGCCGTCTTCTCTTTTGCTGCGCTTCGCTCATAATTATCTAAGTTTACACTTATAGCCTTTCCCCGTCAAGTCATTCATTAATAAATCCAATTGAGATATATCATCACTCGTTACTACCAGCTGTGAAGGGCCTCCTTGTTTAGTGTCATCTTCTGACTTACTATCTTTATCCTCCTGCCATACATCAAGCCCCCAGGTGTCGAGGTCTTCACTGTCCCAGTCGTTTGCCAAGAGGTCATAATTCCACTCTCCATAACCAACATTATCTTTGATAATGAACTCTTTTTGCTGCTCGTCTGACAGTTCCGAAGCCTTGATGATGGGGACGGTTGGGTTATCCTGCCAACGCTCCCAATAGGCTATTAAGACATCTTGCTCTGCCGGTGTTTTCTTCTTAAAGTCCCGCAGCTCTGATAATCTCGCTTTAATGTCATTAATTGGAAGATCTGCGATATATGTTAGCCCTCTGTATCTCATATTTCCGCCTAAAGCGACAAGAGTATCAGTAACTACGATAGGGCGAAGTTCAAGCATCTTTGGGAACACAAGAATTGAGTTCACCAGTTTGGTAAACTTATCATCTTTGATTATTCGGGGGTTTGTCCTATTAGCTTGTATCTGTGAAAGGTATACTTTCTCTGTCTTCATGTAACTGATATTACGTTTAGACAAAGATAAAAAATAAAGTGCTTATTATGTAAACACTTAGAAATAATAAAATTGACTTCCCCTTATTGTAAATAACAAAAGGGCCTTTCGGCCCTGGTTACAGTACATATATACCAAGTAACTTTTTAATCATATCATCAGCTTGTTTAATCGCTTCTGCTAATTGTTTCATTTGGTCTTCATCTGAACACTGTAGCATTTGATTTGCAGCTTCTTTTTTATACTCAAGTACATGATTTAAGCTTTCGGTAGTCTTTGCAATATCCATATATGCTGCTATATGCAACGAATTAAGTTCGCCTATCCTTGTTGCCATGCTTGCATTATATGCGTCAGAAGTACGCGCCATAACATTTTGTATGGCACATTGCTGTAATTGTCTTAATTTTAGGTATTCCATAATTAATTTTCCCTCGCCCGCTTTAAAGCATTTTCAATGCTTTCTTCTTTCATTTCATCCATTGTCTTCTGCACATCGCTACTCCAACCGAGGGTAGCAATACCCTCACGCTGCGATACAATAGGCTTTCCTGCTTCATGGCCGCCCTGTCATGCACACCCCTACTCACATCGTTTTCGGGGCAGCCAGCCTTTATGCAATCGACAATCAACTTTTCGGGAAATGTGGCAAAATGTGCTTCTTTGAAAGGTCTTGTAGCAACAGTCCATACTGATCTTTTATTTGCCAGTCCATCTCCTATAAGTTTGCAATTTGAATCATATTGCTTTATTGGTTTATCGAATCCAAAAAAAGCTCTGTAGTGTTTAATAATTTCGCTCCTCTTCATATAATTTAAATTTAGAAATATTGTTCACTTTGTTGATGCACAATTCGTTTTATATTTGTGTACAAAACGTTTTGCGGATTATACATAGTTTTTATTTTTTGTTCTTCATTGTTAGTTTCGTGCGGACAATCCGCGGCATATTGCAGTCGCCCTTAATAATAGCATCCTGAATTTGTTTCCAGGTATAAACATCATTTGCATATTTAGGTTGTAGTATCTGTTCAACAGCAACCGCAACGCTAACAGGCAGTAAATTTAATTGCTCACCTTTTGCCTCTAAATCAATTATGTAATCTTCTAAATCACTTTCATATTGGATATTGTCAAAGTTTCTTGTACCAGTCCAATATTTATCATCACTTCTTTTTGGTTTTTTCATTATATTTATTTTATGTTATTAATCGCAACTAAAATTTACTGCCATCCCGTTAGCAAAAGGATGAAAAATTATATATTTTGTTCACATTCTATCATTTGACGGATCTTGCTGAGTTCGATATGAAATTTTCCTCCATATTTTTCGCTAACATCTTTAAGGTCTGATACTGTATGGCACGCATGTATCACGGTAGCGTAGTTTTTATCAAAAAAGGCCCCAATACCCGATAGCGATTTTTTAGTAAAGGATTTCATGAAGTACATCGCAATCTGTCGTGGCAAACAATATTCTTTCTTCCGACTGTTATTATGAGCCATCCAGTCATTCATATTGAGCTTGTGAAACTTTGCAACGCACTGCATAATGAAATACTCGGAAATAATATGCTCGTGTTCTATTTCCATCGCAACACTGACTCCATCGAATAACTGTTCTGTGCTACAGAACATATTTGTCTCTAATTCGATTTCACAATTCATAATTTTGTTAATTATTTCAGTTATAAATTATAGACCAACATCGCTGCATCTCTGCTATGTTCATTTGTCCGCCCGCTATATCCTGTCATGCGACTGAATTGTTGGGCTGATAACTTTGTACGATTGCGCCTTGGCGGGACAGCTTCATAGGTTATCCCAGTGTCTTTTAGGTAATCTTCCCATATCGTGCAATCTCTTTTTATTGATCCGGCACCCTGTAACTGCTCCCGTCCGGCTTCTCCAAACCAATTACGGAGCCTGGCATCCTCAAAGCGTACCAGTAATGTGTCTCCGTAGTCCTTGTAGATATTACTAACCAACTCCATTGCCTTATGAATAGGCATTGTATCAAGAGATAGTCGTTTGTTCGCTTTGTCCCAAACGGCCACTCCCGTGTGCGTCCCTGTATCTATGCCTACAAACATCTTTTTCATCAGAACGGAAGATCATCACGGTTAATGTCGGCAGCCTTGCCTGAAGGACAATACAAAGCCTTTCCATGAAATTTTTTATCCATTTTCTAAGATTTATTATTAGTTTACTTTATTTGTGTTCATTATCTATACCATATTCCGCCGGTTCGGCAAGTATGTT